CTCATAAATAATCCTTAAAAGGGGACAGTAGGTATGTGGTGGTGTACTGCCCCCATCTAAAGATTATATCATCGTTGGAACCAATTAGGAAGACCTAAATGTGGACGCCTGTCAAAAATATTATTCTTTGATCCAGGGGTTTTACGATTGTTATAATGCAAAAAAACTTGTACGCATTCTTTGCCTTTAAATTTTTCTCTCCAATGTTCTAACTCACAACCTCTATAAACTAGCATATCTCCTGGTTTTAAATCTACTTTTATACCTTTAGCTTTACTTTCTATAGTAATATCTTTACCATTTGGTCTACCAACATTTTCATTTGGACTTAAATATATAGGCCAATCATCACCGCCTAAATTCATAGTAGTAGATATCTCACAAGAAAATCTATCTTTATGTCTTTTTAATTCATCACCTTTTTTATATATTCTTGCATAAGAATAAGCTGGATATAATTTAAGTTCTGTTACTTTTTCCATTTCTGGTTGACATTTAAGTAACAATGTTTCCATTGCTACATTAGCATACTGAGCATATGTGTTTGGTATTTGACCACCTTCTTTTTCAGACCGTTCATACTCCCCTATAATATTTTCAAATGGTGAAAAGTATCTTGCTTGTCTACAAGTATCATAAACTTGTTTTTGCATACTAAAATAATTTGCAATAAAAGTTGCTAGGTCTTTTGAGATCGCTTGACGGATAACTGTATACTTTTTCTTTTTAAACATCTTTAGCCATTTCTTTTGGTAATGCTTGTATGTTCCAATGTATAAATCTAAAAGGTTCTTTACCAAAGTCTACTGCAAATTCGTGTTCTAAAAACCCTGGAAATATAATTAAAGTTCCAGGTGTAGGTTTAAAATGTATAAGTTCTGAACCTGGCCATACACCTTTTATATCCGGTTTCATTTTTAATTTTGTAGCTCTTGCACCTGTTCTTGGTTCGTGAAAAACTGGATATGATGTTTTATCACTACACTTTAAAAAGTAAAATCCCGATACGTGTTGGTTCCAATGTATATGTGCAGAGTGATGACCACCACCTTTTTTAGCAAACTCCTGTACCCACATTTCGCTAAACATAGTTGTGTATTGTGACATATCATAACCTTGATGATCTAAATACTCCCAAGACTTTTGACCAATGTAATTTCTAAAATCTAAAAAATCATTATCAGCTGTAAGCGGTGTTGAATGATATGATCTTCCAAAGTCACCATTTTTTTTTATAAATTCTTTTTCTCTTTTACGTGCATCTACAATATATTTGTTTGAAGCTTTGTTTAAAGATTTTACAAACTCTGGTTTTTGTTCTGACCAAATAGTTGTGTTAAAATAATTGTTAATGTACATATGTATACCATCCTGTTATTATATATTTAGTTTCTTGCGTTACAATACCCCTATGAGTATGTGTCCAAAAAGAAGGAAATAAAATTGTTTTTCCTGTTTCTGGTTTTATTTTTTGTTTTTGATAAAAAAATTCTGTTTCTCCTCCTTTTTTTATATCATTTAAAAAAGTAGAAAATGCTAAAATTCTATTATTGTTTCCTTGATATCCTGTAGATTCTGTGTGCCAGCCAAAATAAGATTCACCTGGTTTATACTTTTGTATTTTTAAAATAGGAGATGTGTACCAAGGTTCTTGTCCTTTGTCGATATATTCATATTTTTTTATATATTTTTTTAAAATATTATATAATGCTGAAAAATAATTATTTAATTTTTTATCTTCACAATTTAAATATATTTCACTCATTTTTTTAAAATTATCATTTTGAGTTGTTTTATTTTCATTGTTTTCATAACAATCTATTAAATCTTTACATATTTTTTTGTCAATGTAATCTTCATATATAAACATTACCTAAACGGTTTTCCTATATGCCAAACAACAAGACTATATCTTGTACCTGATGTTACAGGTTTAACTCTATGCCACACAAATGAAGGGAATACAATAATAGATCCTTTTGGTAATATCTCTTTACATTGTATTCTATGTTTATCTTCATCTCTCATATTAGGTGGGTAAGTTCTAAAATCAAATTCTAGTTCACCACCTTTATATTCTGAACTATCTGTTAATTGACAAGTCATAGATAATTTTCTTATTTTACCGTGTTCATTAGGACTATTTGGTTTATCATAAGGTTTATCCCAACTATCACAATGCCAATCATAGTATTGGTTGTGTTTGTATTTTGTAAATTGACAAGATTCTGAAAAATTCCAATCAAAGTTCCAACCAGCATTTTTATTAGCTTGATGCACAAAAGGATGTAATTCTTTATAAATCCAAAGATCATTTAACCAAACTAAATCAGAGTTTCTTTTTCTTTTTAAATCTAATACTTCTTCTTTTTTTAATTCTCTATTACCATAACCACCTGTTCTAGCCATAACTTCTTTTTGTGAATTCGCATAAGCTATTACATCATCACAAAATTTTGGTGTTAGCGCAGATTTAAAATACCAATAATAATTAGATATATTCATAAGTTATGGTTTGCACAAAATTCAAACTATCCTTTTGATTATTAGTTAAGTAATACATATTAGTTGATGGAAACATAATAAACATATTGTTTTTAAGTGGTATATCCCAGCTTCTACCTTTACGTCTATTATCTTCATAGTGTATTCGAACTATACAATTTTTGACTTTTACACCATATAACAATGTAAAGTCTGGTGAGTTACGTAAATCTACTGGATCAATATTTAGTAATGGAATTGTAGTTTCTGCAGGTTTATAGATATTTCCCCACGTATCTTTATTAATTAAATTTATACCATACTCAAGACCAATGTAATCTCGAATATAAGTATTTAACATATCCCAAGTTCGTGAGAATGGAAATTTTTTGTTTTGAATTACTGATTGTAAGATGTCGCTTGATAATTTATCTCGGTCAATGTCCCAATCTTTAGGCATTGCCACATCACCATAATATAGAGCTTGCTCTGTTAATACTTTCTTTTGCATACCACCACCATTTTTAATCTATGCTAATTCGTCTGTCAAGTCCCAAGATTGATTTGCTTCATTCCAGTTGTAAACCCATCTGTTAGTAGCTGGATCTGCTTCATTTTGTGAAGTCTGTTCAGCTGTTAATGCTGGAGCATCACCGATTGGTGATTTCCAAGAAGCTGATGCATTATGTTTTACCCAAGATGCATAAGGTTTTTTAGGCCAAAAGATTTGATCATCTTCGTCCCAAGTATAACCTATACCTGCATAGTTTCCTCTTAAAGGTGTTCCGCCATTGTTATGTTGATTACCGTATGTATTGTAAGATGTTTGAACCCACATTTGTGCAGGCCAATTATTATGTGTTTCTAAATATTGTTGACCTACTGTTTCATCTTCAACGCCATCAGCGTTTAACATATCACTATTATTCAAAGTTAATACTTGAATAACTTTTCCATTAGATCCTATTTTTGCAAAATGTGCCATAATGTTTCTCCTTATATATTAATTTTAATTACCATTCAACTATTGAAATTTGTATCTTATTACAACAATACCAGATCCTCCAGCTCCTCCAGGAGTTGTTGTTGGGTGATTATTACCACTTCCACCACCTCCGCCACCACCACCAGTATTGGCCGTACCAGAAGTTCCTGCAACACTTGGAAATGTTGAACCTGTTCCTCCACCACCTGTTCCTGCTGCACCTGCACAGTTATAACCAGAACCACCGCCACCGCCACCATAAGCCACTGGACTTCCTGTAATGCTTGTTGTTGCGCCTGCTCCACCTGCTCCACCTATATTATCAGGAGCTGGAACTGGACTAGCTCCACCTATGGCAGTTGCACCGCCACCTCCACCACCACCTGATGCTGTTGGAGTGTTGGGATTTAAATTACCTGCTCCACCTGGAAAACCTTGTGATGGACTAACTGGAGGAGTATTACCTGCACCAACATAACCTTGTTGAGTTGGATTATCTGCTTGACCTCCACCACCACCTGATCCACCTGGTTGACCACCATATTGAGGACCTGAAGGTGTATTTCTTGCACCTCCACCTCCGCCACCTGTAGAAGTTAAACTAAATGCTGAAGATGGAGTACCTTGTACTCCTGATGAAAAACATAAAGGTGGACCTGCAAAAGCTCCACCACCACCTACTACAATTGGATAACCTTGTGCTGTTACCGCTATTCCATTATTAGATCCTGAAGTACAAGCTATTGGACTTTGTGTATAAGTACATTGAGGAGTTTTACCTTCTCTAACACCACCAGCTCCACCGCCACCTCCTTCATAATCTCCAGAAACTTGATTTCCACCAGCTCCACCGCCACCACCAGCAACTATTAAATAAGAAACTTCTGTTGAACCAGAAGGATTACCTACAGAGCAAACTGTAAAAGTACCTGGTCCTGTAAAACTATGAACTTTATAATCACCATCGGTAGTTATTGTACCACCTGTAGCTGTTATATATGCTGCTGTTGGTAGCTCTGATGTTAAACCTGAATCTGTTACCAACCAACCTTGTGTTGAATCTATAAAAACAAAAGTTACTGCAATACCATTTACTGTTAAAGTTCCATCGGTAGTGTTATCTCCAGCGATTTTATCAGAACCATTAGGTGCTACTGTTACCTTGTTTGTATTAAAAGTCCCTGCGTAATCTTTAATTCCAACAACTGCTCCTGCAGTTCCTGCTGGTAAATTAACTGTTACTTGTCCACCTGTTGTATTTACAAAATATCCTTCACCAGCAACTGCTGTAAAGGTTGATGTTTTAACTGTTGTATTCCAAGACACAGCACCTGTTGCACCAAATCCTGATGCAGTACCAGAGTTGGTAATTGATACACCAGCAGGAATTGTGAATGTATCTCCACTGTCCCCTAATGTAGTTGTACCACACGCTGTTCTTGGACTAATTTTATTTACTTTTATTTCACTCATAATTTACCTATTGAAATTTGTACCTTATCACTACTACACCTGAACCTCCAGCACCACCTTGACCATAAGTACTACCACCACCTGGAGTATATCTAGCACCACCTCCACCTCCACCACCGGTATTAGCTGTTGCTGCACCACCACTAGATGCTGCTGAAGGTCTTGGATAACTACCACTACCGCCACCAGCTCCACCACCTCCGCTTGCTCCTGGGACTGGAACACCACTTTGAGCGGTTGGTGCGTTTCTCATTCCAGCTGAACCACCAGATGCTCTTGTAACAGCTGATGCTGTTATTTCAGAAGACACACCTGCTCCACCTTGACCAACTACAGGTCCACTAGGATTAGCAGCTCCACCAGCTCCACCTCCACCGCCACCACCATCATCAACAGTGCCTGGACTAGGACTAGTAAAAAGTCCTCCATCATTACCTTGTGATGGACTTACTGGAGGAGTGTTTCCTGCTCCTACTCCTGCAGCACAATTACCGTGAGAGGCTCCACCTCCTGATCCACCAGGAGCAGCTGCAATAGGAGGAGAAGCATAACCACCTCCACCTCCTGTAGATGTTATTGTTGAAAAAATTGAATCACTACCTCTTAATCCTGTTGTTTTGGAACTTCCAGGACCTACTGTAGCACCACCTGCTCCTACTGTTATTGGAAAAGCTGTCTCTGTAACTGTTATTGCATTTGTTGGAGCATTTGCAACCAAAGGCGATGCTGTAAAATTATCTATAGGTACATTTCTACCTTCTCTGTATCCACCTGCGCCTCCACCACCTCCAGCACAACAAGAACCACCACTACCACCACCAGCTACTACCATATAACCTACTGTATTAGCTGCTGCACAAGTTGCTATTGAAGAAACACAAAAAGTTCCAGGGCCTGTAAATGTATGAATTTTAAAATCTCCTGATGTTGTAATTGTTCCACCAGTAGCTACGATAAAAGTTTCTGCACCTGTTGGACTTCTAGTAACAGATTGTTGAGTTGCTAACCAACCTTGTGTTGAATCAACAAAAACTAAAAGAACTGAACCACCTTGTTCTTCTAAACTAGGATCAACCGCATTTCCACCACCAATTTTATCTGATCCATTAGCGTTTAAAACAACTGCATTATTATTCCAAGTTCCAGCATAATCTTTTAAACCTACAATAGCACCTGCAACACCTGCTGGTAAATTTACTGTTACGGGACCACTAGTCGTATTAACAAAATATCCTTCGCCACTAGTTGCAGTAAAAGTTGTTGTTTTAATAGATCCTGTTTGCCAATCTACAGTTCCGGTTCTACCAAAACCTGTTTGTGATGCACCTGATGCTAAAGCAACAGTTTTTCCACATCCACCTACAGTTAATGTAGATCCTGATTCTGTTGTTATTGTGTTTACTTTAATTGTACTTGTCATAATTATTGAAACCTATACCTTATTACTACTATACCAGAGCCACCACTACTTCCTGCACCTGGAGTTCCACCTCCACCGCCGCCACCACCTCTATTTGTGGTTCCTGCTGTTGAAGTACAACCACCTGCTCCACGTCCACCGCCATTTGCTCCTGCTGTTCCTGGTACGTTATTTGATCCACCACCACCGCCTCCAGCATAACCTACTGAACTTCCTGTAATATTTGTTGTAACTCCTGTTCCACCTGCTCCACCACTAGATGCTGCAGAATTACTACCAGCTGCACCGGCTCCGCCACCACCACCAGCTGATAAACAACCCGGAGGTCCGTCTCTACCTTGTCCACCATTTTGTCCTTGAGGTGGACTTACGGGAGGAGTATTTCCTGAACCGCCAGGAGAAACCCCTTGTGAACTTCCACCACCACCTGATCCACCAGAACTACCAGTTCCTGAGGGTGGATCTGTTGGAGATCCGCCTCCTCCACCACCGGCTGATACAATTGTTATTCCTGTTGAATTACTTCCATTATTTCCACATACATTAGGTGGGGCTGAAGCAATTCCTGCTCCACCTGCTCCTACTGTAATAGGAAAAGCTCCTATTGTTAGTTCTCGAGTAGATGTAGATGCTAAAGGTGAATCATTAGGAACATAAGGATCTGCTGGATTTGATTCTTCTCTAAATCCACCGGCTCCACCGGCTCCACCTGCGTGATTTGTACCTGGTCGACCTGCATTTCCACCACCTCCTCCAGCAACTACTAATTGTGATATAACGTTTTTAGCTGCACAACCTGATATTGAAGACACACAAAATGTACCTGGACCCACAAAAGTTGCAACCTTAAAATCACCATCTTCTGTTAAAGTATTACAAGCTCCTGATACTGTTGCTTGTACAAAAGGAGGAATTCCTCTAACATTAGATGTTGAATCCATAGTATTAACCCAACCCTGTGTTGAATCAACAAATACTAAAGTTACTGATTGACCTTTTACATTTAAAACTGCATTTTCATTTAACGAACCAATTTTATCTGAACCATTTGGTACAATTGTTAAATTATTAGAATTAAAAGTTTCAGCATAATCGGCTACTGATACTATCGCTCCAGCAACACCTGCTGGTAAATTCATATTAAAAGCTGAACCTGTTGTGTTTGCAAAATATCCTTCTCCATTGGCTGCTGTAAAAGTTGCTGTCTTAATTGACCCTGTCTGCCAATCTACAGTTCCGGTTCTACCAAATCCTGTTTGAGATGCACCACTTGCTAATTGAACTGTACCACCTGATCTACCTAAAGTTACAGTAGTTGCATCTACTACAGCAGTTTTACAAGCTCCACCTCCAACTGTTACAGTTGTGCCAGATTGTTGTGTTATTGCATCTACTTCTATTTTTGACATTATACTATTACTAGAGTCCCTGTTACTGTTATTGTACCAGGTATAGTGATAGGTCCTGCAAGAACTCCGTTCTCAACAGTTTGTGTACCGTCAATTGTACCTGCTTGATTTTTTATAAATTCATCAGGGGCTGTTCCGCCTCCGATGTATTGGATTCCATTTACTATTGCCGTCATAATTACTCCTACGTACTTATTTCGTCGATAAATGATGTAACAATATCTAAAGATGAAGCGGTATCGCTATTAGCTTTAAGTACGTCACCATTTGCCAACACAATTTTTGCACCGCCTTGAATTAGTTCGATTGCAGAGTTTGGTGGA